CGGCATTTTTTAAATCATCCTTGGCTTTCCTTAAAGCAGGGTCAACTTCGTCTTTAGGTTTAACATCAGGAATCTCTGCCCCATCCCATCTTTGTTGATTTAGGTAAACCAAGGGTGCAGGGATAAAAGCCCCATTTGATTTAATCCATTGTTCGGTGGTTTTAAGCCATGCTAGGTGCTTGAGTATGGTATCGGCTTGGGTATCACAATAAGTCTTCTCCCATGTCTGTTTACACTTAGATTTAGCCCCTTTTCTTGGGTTGCTAGGCCATTCTTTCCAAAATACTTCAAACATTGTCTGTCTCCTCATTTGATGGAGAATACAAACCAGTCCAAGACTGTGATTGTTCTTTCATCATTTCAGGCAACAAATTAAAAAGTATTTTGGTTTGTTCAGGTGTAATTAAAAATGTGACTTTGTGACCATATTCAAGACTGTCTTGTTTTATAACCAAATAACCCACATTAGATACATAAAACTCTGTCGAATATGAATCGTTCAATACCATTTTATTCATTACATTTCCTTTAGACATAAGTTCTCCAAGGGTGGATAGACCTGTTTCTATCCTTCCCTCTCCAAGCAAGTCTGTGTTCATATATTGACTCCTATTAACATTGAAAAACAAAAAAGCCCCAAGTGCGTTTGACGGATTTGTTCGCTTATACAACTGGCCTTGTTTACCACCGATGTACCAATTGCTTTACCAGTCGCCAAATCAACGCTGGTCGCCTTTTGCTCACGGGTGAAATGAGTGCGGTGTTTTCTTCCAAGCAGTCCATGCAGACTCACTACTATCGTGTGGAGTACGGATGCGTGAAGACAATAAAAAAGCCACTTACAACTGCCCCGTCGAAGTTCCCCTAAACGGGGCGAGGCATGTGTAAATGGCTTCCATTTGTTGACTTCGACGACAACAGATAGAGACTGTATAGTATTTAAAAAAACTGTCAAGTCAGTCAAATTCATTACATTTACAATCCCAAAACCCGTAGTTCAACATAAAAATAAACTGTTGGCAACTAGGGAAAACCCTGTAAAACAATTTGAGATTATGTGGCAAAGTCCTTATTGCGGTATGTGCCGTTTCTTAAAAGGTGTTGAAAATGAGTCCCAACTACTATGACTTTGAGTATGAAATTGCAATGTTGCCCAACTTGCCCGACAACGAGGAATTTAACGAGAAGTATCCTGATGTTGACAAGGTGGTAATGACATTTGAAGTTCAGGAATCAGACCCTGAGAATGGTGTTGAGTTTCGGGTTGATGTTTTTACATTCATCTTAGTTGATGACGAATTGGTAGACATTGAAGATTACTTGACAATGAAAGATATTAGACGATTGGAAAAATATGTGGAGGAAAGTGTATGACACAAGATGAAATCATTGAGATGGCTAAACAGGCGGGGCTTGTAGGCAAACCAACCTACGCAGACGGTCTTGTAGCGTTTGCTAATTTAGTAGCGCAGAGAGAGCGTGACAGAATTTATGCAGAAGAACTTGAGTTACCTAAGCCAAAGTTAACTGGTAAATTTTCACTCGCTGCGGGGGTGTTTAAATGTACGGGTTGCACCGGCACTTGGATTAACCGTAAAACCGCCCAACAACATTCATGCAAGGACTACCAATGACTAAAGAAGAATTACTTGACCACTTGGCACTGGAAGTGTTGAAGGTTGCTCCGCAATCTGCCCGTGATGCGTACCGTGTTGCAGAAGACATGATTGAACGCAGACAGGAAATTATTGATAGGTGGGCTTTGCGTGAGGCTGTGGTTGATGATGCAATTGAAAAACTTAACTTGACCGTGCGGTCTGAGCATTGCCTTAAAGCCGAAGAAATTTACACAATCACGCAGTTGACCGGATGCACCGAGCAACGCTTGCTGAAAACTCCCAACTTAGGGCGCAAAAGCCTTAAAGAAATTGTTGAGCGTTTAAATGAGCGAGGCTTGAAGTTAAGGGGACAAGCATGACCAAACACGAAGCATTACGCCTTGCATTGGAGGCGTTGGAAGGCGTTTTAGATGATTCTCCCAAGGTGTTGGATGCGTCTATCTCAGGCGGTTTGTACGAGGTTGTTCAATGTCGTGATGCCATCACCGCCATTAAAGCCGCACTAGAAGCGAAGGATGAGACACACGGTTCACCATGTCCTGAGTTTTGGGATTGGTTGCCCAAAGCATATCGAGATGGCGATATTGGTGACGAGTCAAAATTTACAAAATACAACATGGAAGTTGCGTTCCTTGCTGGCAAGCAGTTGGCCGCATCAGAAGCGAAGGATGAGCCTGTGGCGTGGAGATACGACCAAGCCAAGTACCGAACAAACGACCTACGTGGAAGGCAATGGGCGTTTAACGTTTTTTCGCAGGCAAAGCCGTACATAGACGAAATGGTGCAAAACGTGACACCTCTTTACACCACCCCGCCACAACGCACATGGGTTGGACTGACAGATGAGGAAGCAAATCAACTTTGGGAAAGCACCGACTCGGATTGGGAATTGATGAAGCGAACCGAAGCCAAACTTAAGGAGAAGAACACATGACACAAGATGAAATCATTGAGATGGCAATAGAAGCTGAATTTGTTTCACATGGAAAGCCAAGTGATGAAGAAAGTGAGTTGTTTGTTTGTGTTGATAAAGACATTTATAAATTTGCCAAACTGGTAGCAGAGAAAGAGCGTGAGGCGTGTGCGTTGATTTGTGACGAATGTTTTAAAAGCAAAACTAATAGAGATTATTCTGATTTTATTGCAATTTGTATCAGAGCAAGGGGATAAGAATGAATAAAGCACAATCAGAATTTATCAGAATCTTTGGTGAATATGAGTTTACAGAAGATGCGGCATGGCATATCTTTTTACAGGGTTGGACTTCAGCCCTAATTGACTGTGCCAACGAAGTAGCAAAGATGAAAAATGGTGGCGACACAACAGCATCTATGGCAGTTTTTATTAAAAACATGGCACATAGGGTAAACACCGATTCCCTTAATCAATAAATCTGAGAAGATACAGTTTCACAACAGGAGTTAATATGACAGACCTAAAGATTCAAGACGAGATGTATGCAGTTAAACAAGAGTTGACAGCAAACGAAATGTGTGACCAACTGTGGGACTCACAAGCGATGGTAGAAGCCTACCAAGCCAATGACTTCACAAGCATGGCAGACATCATTACACAGCGTTTAAACACCTATGCCAAGCGTATAGCAGAGTTGCGTATTGATGGAAAGATAACTACAAAATGGGTTGACAGTTCAGAGGAATTAGATGAATATAGGCTAGTTCGCCTAGAGCGTTTTGAGGATTCTATACGTCAAAAAAAGGCGGTTGTATGAAACTCAAAGACTATTTTCTTAATGAACTGGAAAATTCTAATGACTATTTCAATCAAAATGGCACTCAGGAAGATGGTACAGGATTTTGTGATGTGGTGGAGCAAGACCATAGACTACAACTACGAGATTTTGCCGTATCAACCCAGTTTAAAATCGTTCAGCAACAAATCAAAGAAAGGAGTCAAATTAAAGGTTCAGCGTGTTGTTAAGCCAAGTGTCAGCATTACTGATAAAGAGTTTATCTACACAAATTCAGCCCATACTAATGTGGCTAAAACATTTCAAAAGTTTTCAACAAAGACAGGAGTTAATGATGCTAATGGATTATTCAACGATTCTGATACAAATAGAATCAAAAACGAAAATGTTGTCCACCCGATGCTTGGAAGGAAAGTACGAAGGGTTTAGTAGCGAAATTGCTAGTATTCACTTTGATTTAACTTTGTTAGCAATGTGGATAGTACAAGAACAGCAACGGGCGTTAGACAATAAAAGGAGTCAAAAATGAATGTATATCAAAAACTAAACGATGCTAGAGCAAAGTTTCACAAGAAAGCCCTCAAGAAAACAGGTTACAACAAGTTCGCAGGGTATTACTACTTTGAACTAGGTGACTTTGTGTTGCCAGCACTTGAAATCTTCCATGAAGTAGGTCTTACATCAATCATCCGATTTGGTGTTGATCAAGCCATTATGGAAGTTGTCAATACAGAAAAGCCTGAAGACAAAATTCTTTTCTCTAGCCCAATGTCAGAGGCTAACCTAAAAGGTTGCCACCCTGTGCAAAATTTGGGTGCTGTTCAGACGTACATTTCTCGCTACCTTTGGACTCAGGTGCTTTTGCTAATAGAACACGATATGCTTGATTCAACAACTGGTTCTCAACCAACGATGGATGCACAGGAACTCGCAGACCACTTGGCGGCTATTGATGCTTGCACTACCCTTGACGAGTTAAAAAAGGCTCACACAGACGCTATTAAGGCTACTGGTGGGGATATTTCTGCGCAGAAGAAGATTATTGCGGCTAAAGATGCTAAGAAGGGTGGCTTGAAATGAAAGCCTATTATTTCCGTTTGATGGATGGAAAAGAATATACAGGATATTCGGGCATGGTTGTTGGACAAAATATGCTTGATATTTTTTGGCAAATTGACGAATATTGCAATCCACATTTCTGTCAAATACAAGAAGCAATGTTTGGCGGTTATTGCATAAAAGACAATAAGAACTATGAAGATTTTAAAACATCTGAATATGAATTTTCAAACTGCCATCCAATCCATGATGAATCAGAAAATTGGTATGTATTTGATTGGGACAAACTTCTTAATAAAACATTTAAAAAGGCGTTGACATGAGCGATATTCAACAAGGAACTCCTGAATGGATGCAGAGTAGATGTGGCAAAGCAACTGCTTCTCGTATCTCTGACATTGTTGCCAAAACAAAGACAGGTTATTCAACATCAAGGGCTAAATACATGGCTCAATTGGTGGTTGAAAGAATGACAGGTCAAGTGGCAGAATCCTATCAAAACTCAGCAATGCTGTATGGAATCGAGACTGAGCCTTTGGCAAGGGCGGCTTTTGAGGCAAAGGTAGGGGTTTTGGTTGATGAGGTAGGTTCTATTGACCATCCAACTATTGCAATGTCTTCTGCCAGTCCTGATGGTCTTGTAGGTGATGATTCTTTAATCGAAATCAAGTGTCCAATGACGCATACACACATTGAAACATTGGTTGATGGCAGTATTTCAAAGGATTACATAGACCAAATGCAATGGCAAATGGCTTGTACAGGCAGACAGTTTTGTTATTTTGTAAGTTATGACAATCGTATGCCTAATGGACTTCAGTTGTTTATCAAGAGAATCCCAAGGGACAATTCTTACATTGATGAACTGGAGAAAGAGGTGACTAAATTCTTAGATGAAGTTAGCATAAAAGTTGATAAATTGATGAAATTAAAGGAGTAAAT